ATCGGCCCCGTGCAAATCGGCCCCGTGCAAATCGGCCCCGAACAAGTTGGCCTCGCGCAAGTTGGCCCTGCGCAAATCGGCGTCGCTCAAGTGGGCCCTGCGCAAATCAATGCCCACTTCCCACTCAACTGGCAGTTTGTCTGCATCAATACCGCACTCAATCAATCGCGTTCTTGTCTCTGTCCAGCTCATTTAACCGCCCCTTGTTTCGCTCGATCTGAATAGATAATGCCGCCTCGGTTGCCGCCAGTAACACCCTGCCAATCAGCACCTCTGGCGGGACCGCCTGACAATCGCGGCGTAGGTTTTTAGCGGCCTCGGTTGAGGCCCTGACGATGATGTCCTCCGTTGTCTCACTCATGGCGGGGCCCCTCACCCTGTGTTTCGGTTGACATTGAAGGCATTACTGGGGGCTTGGGTGCGTATCTAAGCCACGCATACCCCTCGGTTCGCGTTGTCGTAACTGTCCTGATTTCGCGCCCCCATGCGTCAACCGGAAACTTGGTTTCAGTTGTCTCACTCATAGCGTTCCCCTTATTGTTCGTCGGCCAAAATATCCTCAGGCGGGCATCCGATCCCGTGTGCAATCCAGCCAACAGTTGCCGGGATGAAATTTTTGCCATCCTTGGCATTTCGCAGCGTTGCATATACATGCCCGGCTGTTTTCCCTTCACGCGCCGCAATGTCGATGTTGCGGACGCGGTTTTGAGCCATTTGCATTTGCAGTTTGTAGTAGTCAATTTTCATGAGGTCAATGTAATCACCAAAAACTATGGAGTCAAGGCTTTTTTTATCTATTTTTAGTCTCAATATCCCAAAATCAGATCGCAGAACCAGAAAGCAAAAATACCTACCGGGATGGCTAACACCAAAGTCAATCCGATCACAAAGTTTTTTTCCTGCTGAGTAGGATTCCGCGGCGGACGCGGTGCCCCACAATGAGGGCAAACATGCGCCGTATTGGCGATTTCCCGATTACAGGCATGACACGATATCATCCATGTTGCGTTCTCCATGGTCTCAATCCTCCGTAACGTGGATAATATAGCGATCACCCATCAACCCTTTGCGTCGAGCTAGAGCCTCAATAGAGTGGTGTGCAGCCTCCCATGTCGTATAGCGACGCGTAGCCGCTCGCGACTCGCCTAGCAGCCGATCGGTTGCAAATCCGCGATACATTTGCGTTTCGCTCATTGTTTCGTTGCTCCGTTTGTTTGCGTTCATTTTTTTCTCCAATCGGTTTTTTTGTAGCCCACGGGGGAATCTGACCCCCCCATGAGCCTCGGCAATCGCGGGGAGATGCGCCGGAGACATCTACTCAGGCCTGGCAACGGGCCCGCCCCTCGCCTCGGAGGTCAGTAACCCATTACCTTGCGCATGGCCTCGCGGTTGTGATCATAATCAGCCAACCCGGCTTCGCGCTCTGTGCGCTCGGTCTCGGTCTCGTGGGGAGACTCATCATACGCGGCGACCTCATCACGGAGCGCAACGACCTGCGCCCACAGTGCGGGCTCGACCGGGCGGCGGTCATTGGTCTCCCAGTCGATGCTCTCCCCGCGATAGAGATCGCGGCCAGTGACAGTATCAACCATCCGATTAACGCTGGCCATATAGCTCAGTCGCCCGTCGTCACTGGTAGCGCTCTCGATTTCCCGTCCTGCTGTCAGTTCGGTGATTTTCATGGTCCGTGCTCCCCTGTTTTTTTTGGCCGCTGCGTCGTCCTGGCCGTCTCATCTGCATATAGTATCGGTGATCCTCATCGGCACGTCAAGCCTTTTTTTCGCTTTTTTTCGCTTTTTTTTACGCACCACTAGAAAACAAAGCGCAAGTCCAATATGCTCAGACCTGCGCAGATTCCTCTTTGTTGATTCGTTTGATTTTTATTGTTGAGCTTTCAGGCCATGTGTATAGATAAGGCAAGAGCCGCCCATCCACGCAATCCATAAATCATTTGACCGCCTCATGTTTTGTCGCTCACTTATGAGCGTCAAACTACTTTGTCGCTCATATTTCGCGTTTTATGAGCGCCAAAGGAATACTTGACGGTTGACGCGTGTGTGGCGTAGTATGCCCCGTGGGCAGTTGCCCCTGCCTTTAGGTGCTTAAACTCTTAACCCGCGAAAGGTTATACTTCCCTTTTTGTGGTTTTTAGAACGGCCCTGCGTTAAGGTTCATGACCTGCGCGGGGCCATTTCTTTTGTCAATTTGATCATATTGTTGACATCAACAAATTGATCAAGTGCTATATGCTAACAGCGCCGAATTTAGCATATAGACGGCATATTTCAGTGAGCGTTCAGTGAGCGTTCAGTGAATGATCAGTGAGCGTTCAGTGAATGATCAGTGAGCGTTCAGTGAATGATCAGTGAGCGTTCAGTGAATGATCAGTGAATGTTATAAGCATAGCATTATCAGCATTCCACGCCCTAGTAATTTGGCCTTTACCGTAATACTACCGTAATACTACCGTAACGCTACCGGAATTCTCCTATATTTTCCCCGCTTTTGCCCTCGCGCGTGCGCGTTTAATCAGTATTTATATTAAATATCAAAGAAGAAAAAGAATACAAAGAAAAAGAAGAAAGGCCAGCCGCAAATAACTCCCACGCTTCATTAAGAAAGCGACGCGGGGGAAACCCCCGCACCCCCGGATTTGGTTCAACCCTCATTTCCATTCCGTCCCTGAACATGCGACGCTAAAAGCAATCTACTGCAAGCCTGCAAGCCTGTAAACCTAGGAACCTGTAAGCCTTATTCCTTGGCTACCCCCTCCCGTCTTGCGTTATGATCAAATCGACGACAACGCCACGGGCAAGGCGGAGCCCCGACAAGACAAAACAATCCGCCATTATCAAATGACCGCTGGCCGCCCAAAACTTCCGATCGATCCCGTGAAGGTCAAAGACTTGGCAATGATCCATTGCACCATGGAGGAAATTGGACACATTCTCGGATGCTGTGTTCAAACCCTGGAAAATAATTTTTTGGATATCATAAAAGAGGGTCGTGACAATGGCAAGGCCAGCTTGCGCAGGATGCAATATGCCAAAGCCAAAGAAGGCAACCCGACGATGATGATTTGGCTTGGCAAACAATTGCTAGGCCAGAGCGACAAGGCCGAAACCCAAGTCTCCGGTCCAGGCGGCGCGGCTATCGAATTTGTGATCAATAACGCGATGGGTATCAAGCCGGGCGAGGTGGCAAATGCTGGCACCAACAAAGCCGACGAAGACACGGATTGATTTATGCGAGTGCGTCAACAACATCTTTCAGCCGTTCCTCGGAAATCAATCGCGTTTCCTTGTTTTGTATGGCGGGGCAGGATCGGGTAAAAGTTATTTCGCTGCACAAAAAGTTATCATGCGTTGCCTAACTGAAACACCTCACACTCTAGTTTGTGTCCGCAAGATTGCCAGGACGTTGCGCGAGTCTGTCTTTGTGGCATTGTTGGGCGTGATTTCCCAGTGGGGCTTAGCGGATCATTTCAGGGTCCATGAAACTAACATGACCTTCACGTGCCTCGATAATGGCAATCGAATCTTGTGCGTCGGCCTGAACGATCCCGAGCGGATCAAGTCAATCACTGGCGCGGACGGTTTGGGCATCACGGGCGGATGGGTAGAGGAGCCGACTGAATTAACCCCGTTTGATCTCATACAATTTGACCTTCGTTTGCGTGGTCGATCACCCAATTACAAACAAATCATTCTGACCTTTAACCCCATCAGTCATTTGCATTGGCTCAAAGGCCGATTCTTTGATAATGAATCCCCCAACACCACAATCAGCAAAACCACCTACCTGAATAATCGATTCATTGATGATGGATATGAAGCTGTGTTGTTCGCCACACGCAACGAGAGCGAAACCTATTATCAGGTCTATGCCTTGGGCAACTGGGGCGTTCTCAAAGGCGTGATTTACAAGCCCTTCGAGAGCTTGGCAAGATACCCTGATGAATTCGGTGAGACAATTTACGGCCTTGACTTTGGCTTCAATCATCCGACTGCGTTGGTTGGCATAGGCCTCCGGGATGGCGAGGTTTATCTGGATGAAGCCTTTTACGAAACCGGCAAGACCAATGCCGACTTGATCAAAGCCATGGGGGCGATGGGTATTTCAAAGCGTCATCCAATTTATGCAGATTCGGCAGAACCAGATCGCATTATGGAAATCAAGCGGGCTGGGTATAACATCCACCCGGCAGATAAAGGCCAAGGAAGCGTTATCGCTGGCATCGACTTTTGTAAGTCCATGAAAATCTATACCCGCCCTGGCAATATCAACATCAACAATGAGAATGCAGCCTACAGATACCGAGAAGACAAAGACGGAAACACCCTTGAAGAACCAGCCAAGCTCGATGATCACGCGATGGACGCCATGCGTTACGGCCTATTTTCCCATATCCGCAAACCCAAGCTGATCAAACCATTCCCTCGCTCAGAGATGGGGATTTAAGCCATGCCTGTCACATTGACCAACGAGCAAATAGTATCGATATGGGATAACGACGATGCCCGCCGGACTATTCAGACGGCGAGACGTGAATACTACGACGGCACGCAAGATATTCTCGATGAGGATTCAGAGCGGATCGACGGCAGTGACCGGACGCGCAATGTCATTAATTGGGTTAAATACATCGTCAACGCCCATGTTTCGTTCCTGACCTGCGAGCCATTCCGGTATTCACTGGACGCCGCCGGAGCTGAACGGGGCGAGGGGGTGTCAGCGGACGACCAACGCGAAGCCCTAGCCAACCTATCGGCCATCTATGACGATAATAACCTCAACGCCATGGACGTGGAGAACATGACCAGCGCCGTCCTTTGTTTGAATGGCGTAGAGGTCCATTCATATGATCCCGAAGGCAATGACGGCGAGGGCAAAATAGTCATCAACTCATACGACCCCGAGGATTGGGGTTTTCTGCGAGACGCCAGCGGCAACGTCGTGGCGGCTATCTACAAAACAACCATCCCGGCAGGGTCATATTTCGAGGAAGCGATTGTTGACGAAGATTTCGATCTTTACGCGGTTTATGACGATGCCAATATCAGGGTTCTCAAAGCCGAAGGGTCGAACTTGTCGGAGGTTTCCAACACGGCCCATCAATATGGGCGTTTGCCCGTGGTGGTTTATTACACCGGGCCGAACGATGATAAACCGTTCGTTTCTGATGCCCTTGTTGGGTTGCAGAATAGTTATAACTTCGTAGCGTCCGGCAACATCGATGCTTTGCTTTACAATCTGGATGGCCTTTTGAAAATGATGGGTATTGAGCAGGGGGCGCTCTACGAAAAGGATGAAAACGGCGTAAGGGCGATTGACTTGATTCGACAGAATCGCGTTCTACCGATGCCAGAGGGTGGTGATGCGTCGTTCATCGAGAAGAACAACAACTATGATGCGTATGATTTTTCACTCACCACGCTACGCCGGGCCATTCACATGATGGGAGCGGTCCCGGATAAAGAGGAAATCGCTGGTGCAACTGGCGCAACGTCGGGCATTGCTCTAAAATTAAAATTGCAACCGCAAATCGAGCAGGGATCGAATTTCTTTAAGTATTTTGTGGCGGGTTTACGCCAGCGCATCGATTTGATTAACGCAATGTGGGAAATCAAAAGTTTCCCCATGCTGACCAATTACAATATCAAGCCCGATTTAAACATCCCGGTCAATGAAACCGAAATCTGGACAAGCATCGGGGCGCTTGAGCCATATTTGACATTGCCTGAAATGTTGCGGCGCATTCCTGGGATTGAAGACCCGGACGCCACGGCAGAGGCGAAGAAAGCCGAAAACGAAGAAAACACCTCATTGGAATTAGAACGAATTAAGGCCACGCAACCAGTTGACGGGGTGGCGGATGATGCCGACCTGAACGCCGGGGGTGATGATGCCGATTTTGAATAATAAAGGAACGTGACTCATGGCAAAGGAAGACAAGGACCAAACCAAGGAACCCGGCAATGAGAACGCTGGGGGCCAAGGCGAAGGGACTGAAAACGAAACGGCAAACACCAATGAAACGCCAATGGATCAGGCGGCGGTGGATGCGTTATTGGAAAAACCTGAAGTCAAAGCAGTTTTGAATGAATTGCTTCAAAGGAATGGCGACAAACGGGCAACGCAAGCAGCGGCAACGGCCAAGAAAAGCGCCCTCGAAGATGCCAAAAAGCAACAGCGAGAAGATAAGTTGCTTGAGGACCAGAACTTCAAGGAATTGCTCACCGTGCGCGAGCAGGAAGCGGCAGAGGCCAAGGCGAAATTGGAAGCCTACGAACGTAAGGATCGGGTGTCAGCGTTACTGGACAAGGAACTCGTAACGGACCCGGAACAGCGCGAGGGTTTTCATTTGCTATCTGGAGACCTTGAGATAATCAAGGCTCAGATCGACGCCCAAAAGGCAATGATTGCCCGTCTGGTCGATGAAACTGTAAATAAACGATTGAAAACAGATCCCCCACCTGGCGGGAAAACAAGTGACTCCACCCTGACGGCTGAAGACGTGCGCGGATGGTCAACAGAAAAGCGCACTGAGTTTATCCGCAAAGAAGGCGCGGCAGCCTATGCCGCCGTCCTTGCGAAACGAGACAAAAAATAACGCCGTCCATTGATAATAAAAAGGACAGGTGAAACAAAATGACGATCGGACTGCAAAGCGACCTGCAAATCTATAACGCACTATTTAACGGTGCGATGTATGAATCAGTTGCTCAAAACCTTGATGCCCTTAATGCCAATTCGGCAGGGACAATCCTGTTGGGCAACGAATTTCTGAAAGGCAATTATGCTCAAACCTCGTTTTGGAAGGCGCTGACCACGCCCGTAACGCGGCGCAATATGACTAGCGTTTCAGCCGTGACCGATAAGGCTGCATCTCAGGCTGAAGTCGTGTCGGTGAAGATCCTGAAGAAATTCGGGCCTTTTGCTCACGCGATTGGTGCGCTGAAACAGGTCGGCACTACCCCGGCGGCCTGGTTTGAAATGATGGGCGGCCAGTATGGCAAGACCAAAACGGAGGAGCAGTTGAACATGGCGTTTAACGCCCTTGTGGCGGCCCTGGAAGCCCAAACGGCTATTGTCTATGATGCAACGGGCACAAGCGCAACGTCATTGACTCACGGCAACCTGGTTGAGGGCATGGCGCTGTTTGGCGACCGGTCGAGCTCAATCAAGGCCTGGGTCATGCATAGCAAGCCTTATTTCGATCTGGTTGGCAATGCGATTTCCGACAAAATCACCAATGTGGCCGATGTGGTTATTTATGGTGGTGGTCCGGGCACGTTCAACAAGCCAGTCATCGTGTCGGATTCGAGTTATCTAATCGATTCCTCGACATCGACCAGTGAATATTATGTCCTTGGCCTGACCGAGGGAGCCGCACAACTCACGCAATCTGCAGAAGATACGATCGCCAATGTGGATGAGGTCACCGGCCTTGAACAGTTGGCCGTTCGTAGCCAAGCTGAGTTTGCTTATAACCTAAGCATCAAGGGTTTTGAATGGGATTCTGATATCGGATCATCCAACCCTACGGCGGCCTCGGTTGGCACCGGTAGTAACTGGGATAAAGTTGTCACGTCCGATAAGGACCTGGCAGGCATTATGATTAAGGTGCTGTAAATCGAAAGGTAAAATGATGGAATCGATTGGCATTTATGCGTTAATTCGCAATGAAATCACCACAGCTACTATGGATGGGGTTAGAGCCATTGGGTATCGCGCCCGCCATATAAGCCCAAAGGTTTTTTCACAGGTAGATGATGTTGAGCCTTTCAGGGCGGTTATTCTCGGTGATTTAAGCCCCCGTCAGTCTGATATTGTGTCGGCCTATGCCAACGTATCAGGGGTGAGGGGTTTAGCGAAACGCCAATCGATTCCGATCATGGCTGTAATTCCTGCGGCCCAAGAGACCGCGAGTGATGATTCATGGGTAGTTTTCATGCCGACGGCAACGGGATTGTTAGAGGACAGAACGACGATATCCTGTTCGATGGATGCCATTAAAAAGGGCGTTCCGTTCAAGACGATTCTGCAACGATATACAGCTCATGAAATGGGTTTGGCGATTGAAGAACCCGGCAAGGTTAAACAACCGCCACGGGGGGCGGAAATGGCTGAGGCAGACACCAGCGACGCCATAGCGCCCCCCGAAACCATGAATATACGGACTGATCCTCCATGTGCGGAACCAGCGTTAGAAGCCGTTGCCCCTGAACCGGTGGCGGTTTTGGATTTGCCGGTAGCTCCCATTACTCGTCCTAAGCCAAGTGCAAAGCGCGGGCGGCCCTTTGGAAGCAAGAACGTCAAGCCAAGGAGTAAAACCTAATGGCTTTAGTATATACATTCTGCACGGAAGCCGAAGCGGATGCTTTTTTCCTGGGACGGTTGGGGTCTGATTCTTATTGGACATCGGGGGCGGAAAAGGAAGCAGCGTTAACCACAGCATACCGACAGATTTATTATAATAAAGAATATGAATTCACTGACCCGGCCAGCGGGGTTGAATGGGCGACAGTGATTAAGTATGCCCAATGTGAACAGGCTTTATTTTTGCTTATCCATCAAGAGGACATGGATAAGCGCGTCGGATTGCAAGCGCAGGGCGTGCGAACGGCATGGTCAGTGCAGGAGGGCTATGCCGAGGGCGTGAAGCGACCGCCTATTTGTATCTCGGCAAAGGAATATCTGAAACCGTATCGGAAATACGGAATGGGCTTGATGGTCAACATGCCAGATTAGAAAAGGGGGTTTATATTGTGAGCCAAAGGACAGAAATAATGGCCGCGCGCGCAGCCGCCCGTAGGCGCTTGGGTATTAAGCCGGATGGCGCTGTTGGACATAGAGCCGGTGTGGATAATATGACTGTCAGAAATCCCGCGTCCGGTGTTTTGCGTGATGGCATGTGGCGCGGACAGCGGTGTTTTCTTATTGGGGGCGGCCCATCCTTGAGGGGGTTCAATTGGGATTCACTTGATGGGGAATTGACCATCGGGGTTAATCGCGTCATTGAGAAAATGACACCAACCATTCTTTATTCCATGGATACGCGGTTTATCAGGTGGCTATTATCCGGACGTTACGGGGCGGAGGCGCGTGATAAATTTATCAACTCTGAATGTTTGCGGGTTTGTTTACGCAATGACCCCAAGTTTATTTTCCCACAATATGTGCATCAAATCCCGTGCGTTGGCGGCCCGGCTTGGAGTAAGTCGCTCAATCAGGGATTGGGCGGTGGATCAAACTCTGGTTATGGCGCATTAAATATGGCGGTATTGTTAGGGGCGAGTCCGATATATCTTTTGGGGTATGACATGATGGGCGATGGTAATGGGCATCAAGCGCATTGGCATGATGGGCATCCAGAGACTCAAAAGGGAAAGATATATTCCGAACAATTCATCCCGAAATATGAAGCCGCTCTCCCCAATATAAAAGAGACTGGCGCGCGGGTGATCAATTTGAATCCACTATCGGCCATGAAATGTTTCGAGTTTGGTGATTCAGGCGACATACCGCCACAGCGCAAGCCCGTGGTGGTCGCCTATTATACCGAGGGGACAGGCTACGAGGCCGAGGCGGACCGCTTGAAGGCTAGCCTGAAGCCCTTGGGCCTTGAGGCGTGTATTGCCCCCGTGGAGAATCTTGGATCATGGCAGGCCAATACCCAATACAAGGCACGGTTTCTGAGAGAGATGTTTGATTGTTGCAAGGGGCGTGACTTGCTTTACGTGGATGCTGATGCCACGTTTGAGCGGTATCCTACAAGGGTGATTGATTTTAAGGGCGATATTGGGATACACTACAGAGCGAAACGGAACGGGAGCAAGGAGCTACTTTCGGGGACTATCTATTTGGCCAACAATAGCAGGACAAGGGCCTTGATTGATGAGTGGATAAAATACAATGAGGCTCACCCGCTTGAATGGGATCAGCGCAATTTGCAAAAGGTTATTCATTCAATGTCTAGGGGCACAACGGCAGAAGATGCGAAACGGCGCACGCGGGAAGTGCTGGCAGGGGACGAGGAAGAGCGAGCTTTGTTCTCCTTGGTAGAATTGCCAGCCGAATACTGCGCAATATTTGATCAGGACATGGCTCCGAATCCTGTAATCAAACACTGGCAAGCGTCGCGTCGGCTCAAAGCCACAATAGGGTGAACATCATGACACTAGGCGATTTGCATATCGGGAGGGGAACATTTGAAAACGGAAGCGGGAAAGCGCACCGATCATCAAAAAACCATACCCCAGTATTCAATTGTCAAATGGTCGGAACGTTTAACGTCAATGCTGATTTCAGCATCGGGGATTTTGAACCTTGCATGACGTATCTCGATAAACGTTATTGGCTTGTTAGGATAGACGATACTTATTATGGATGGGCGATGCGCTGGGATGGGAGCAAGTTTCGCTTGAAAAAACTTGAGATATTGACCCGCTCACCACTGCCGGATAAATTGAAGGACGGGCGGGAATTGAAGATTGAGGTTTTATCGCGCTGGGATAGCAGACGAATCAATCAATGGGCATCTGATATAACCTGGTTTCAATCGTTCCCGTGGTCGCCCCAACGAGCGGATAGCGCCATGGTGTGGGATACCATCAAGGGGCACGGTGAATGGTCGGGGTCAACCGTATTGGATATTGGTTGCAATTATGGGTTCTTTTCCTTTCAGGCGGCAAAGGCGGGGGCGCAGGTCACTGGAACGGATCGAGCGCCCGTCATGGGCGTTGCCAAAACAATCAATGACCACATTGAGATGATGGATGTCAAGTTTCGTGCCGGGTGGGGTGAAGAGACGTTCGATTATATCTTTTATTTGAGTGTCCACCATCAAATAGATCCCATATATGAAACTCTTGGGAGGACGATTGAAAACTTGCGTAGGCGCGCGCGCAAGGGCCTGTTTGTTGAATTGATCAATCCCCCGTTGAAGGGTGAAAGAAGCGAGGCGGATGTGAATGAAATCATGGGCGGTGAAGTTCTTACACGCTATAAGCACCGCGTCCGCTGTATGAGAACCATCTATAAGATGGGGGGAGAAGCATGAAGCGTATAACCATTGTCATTCCCACCCGCAATCGATGGGATAAATTGCGCCGCGCTTTGGCCTCTTGTATCGAGCATCCGCAGGTTGACGTGACGGTTGTTTGTGATGGGGATAGGGATACGTTTGACAGGCTGATGGACGTCCAGGCCCACAATCTAAGGGTGATGTATGTCCCGGAAAACAAAGGCGCGGTGTTCTGCCGGAATCTTGCGTGCAAGGATATCCAGGACGGCTTGCTTTACGCCACGGATGATATTGAGTTTAAGCCCGGCGCGATTGACGCGGCCTTGGCGGCTTTCAACAAGCATTTTACGGACGATGACGGGGTTGTCGGGTTTACCCAAACACCCCACTCATTTCACCCGTCCGGCGTGGCGCTGATGGGTCTGGCGTTTCTTGGCCGGTATCCAGACAGGCAGCCATTCTGCCCGGACTATTATCATTTTGCGGCGCAAGAGATTTATGAATTGGCCAACAAGCTTGGGCGGTTCGTTCAATGCCCGGAGTCGTGCGTTATCCACCGGCACCCATGTTTCAACCCCGATCAAATGGACCAAACACACAAGGACGCCCGGCGACTCAAAAAACAAGACGACGAAACCCGCCGGCACCGCAAGGCTCAAGGCCTTATTTGGGGAGAACAATGAGGGCATTTATTCTAATCGTCATGGTTTTGTTATTGGCTGGGTGTGTGGCGTCAAGGTCGATGTGCGTTCAGGTGCCCGTGAGTGGGGCAGAAACCTTCACCACGGCTGAAATAGAAGAGAAGGCTACAACGCCGTGGAGTGTGGGCGATTTGACGCTGACGGCCTTTACCGTGCGTGCGGCTGATGGGGCAACAACCTCAAGCGCAACCATAACGGCAACCAAGGATTCAGCGGTGGGTATGTGGACAACGATTTTCACTTACGCGGCTGGGATCATAACGGCCCTGGCAGCGGCGGGATTATAATATGAAGCCAACAGTCACCCACATCGTCAATATCTTCCTGGATTATGATCGGCCCGATGTGATTCTCAAACCGGAATGGATTGTTAAGCGTTTCGATCAGTTTCAGGCCACAACGCTGCGCTCATTGTTGGGCCAGACGTATCAGGATTTCAGGATTTGGGTTTATTGCGGCTTACGCAACAAGGCGCTGACACAATCATTTGATTGGCATCCACGAATCGAACGGATTTACGGCGAGGGGCGGGACGCGATGAAAACGGTTGATACTGATTTCGTCGCTGTTACACGTATTGACTCGGACGATCTAATGCATCGTGAAGCCATGGCCGACGTTCATAACGCCATGGTTTATGACGCCACAAAGAGGTGCGTGCTGATTTTTAAAAGGAATCTAGCATGGAATCAGAACTATAATTTCATTGGGTATCATTACCGGAAGGCGCCGCCATTCTTCACCCATATTTTTCCCCGGTCGATTTATCAGGATTTTACGGCATACTATCGTGGCCATTTTGTTAAACACGGGCAGTCTGGGGCGAGGCGCTCCGATGCTATTGAGTTGCCCGTCCATCGTATTTGCGTCATCAAACATCAAGAAAACATATCTGATATCAAGCGCAACAGAGAACCGGCAGCGCTCACCCCGGAAGGGTTGGCCCGCCTTCGTGCCAAGGGTTGCATTTACGCAGAGGATGAAAAAATCATAGGAAATATATTAACGGAGTTTGGGCAATGAATGAAGCAGATGCACAGGGGTATCATTGGACATTCGGCGACCATTCGCACATCGGACATGCTCTCGCCGAAAGGGGGGTTTATGAACCTACCGGAACCGAGGCTGTTGTGCGCCTTGTTAAGCCTGGACAAACGTTTGTGGATGTCGGCGCGAACATTGGTTATTATTCCCTCATTGCGGCTATGGCAATGAAGGGGGACGGTCAGGTTGACGCCTATGAACCCGATCCGGCCAACAGCCGTTTTCTTAATGAAAATATCATGGCTAACGGAATTGATGATATTGTTTCACCCTATCGGGTCGCGCTGTCGAATGAGCGCGGAACCCTGCCGTTGTGTTTTTGTAAAAAGAACGACGGCGACCATCGCGTTTATGAGTCGGATGAAAGCCGTGAGGTTATTCAGGTACCAGCCTTCAAGGGCGATGACATCTATAAAAACGAGCAGGTGGATTTTATTAAATGCGATGTTCAGGGCTGGGATGGTTTCGTCCTGGATGGCTTCAAGAGGGTCATTGAGCGGTCCGATAGGTTGATAATCATGGTTGAGTTCTGGCCATGGGGCCTTAATGCATCTGGCTACGGGGCAGAGGCTTTTCTGAATCGTCTTGAGGGATTCGGGTTTTCAATGCATACAATGAGCCGGGGGAAAACGCTTATTAAACCGGCAGACTCCAGAGACCTTCATAAATTTGCAAAAATGTCTGACCATTGGGCATACACGAATCTGCTTTGCCTTAAAGACGGTTGGGGGATTGAGTAATGATTAACGACCAGAAAGTGTCATGTTTGCTGCTAACCCATCATCCATCAAGGATGCCGGTTGTCGATGAAATATGTATGGAATGGCTCAAAGAGCCCATCGACGAATTAATTCTTTGCGATTGCACAAAGACCGGTTTTAAGAATCTTCAAGCGGCCAAGGATGGGCGGTTCCAGGTTGTTTCGTTTAGCAAAGATCCAGGTATCAGAGCACGCCACACGCTCGCACTATTATCACGCGGGGATTTTGTTATTCAGGCCGATGACGACGTTATGCCCAAGAATGGATTTGCAACGGATCTTTATAATGGATGGGAAATTCACGACGGCATTGTTGGAATAATCGGGCGTAAATTTACAGGCTCGGATTATCGGAAGGGTTCGACGTTTTTCCGATCAAGCAAAATAGATAAAATCACACCAGTAGATTGGGTTGGCGTGGTTTATGGGTGCGGACGTGATTGTTTGATTATGGATATGCGCGATCTTGAAACGGCCTATAGTGACCTTTTCTGGTGCTGCGAAGCGCATAAAGATAAACCCAAACACGTCATTCAGACTCAACGGTATGAAAACCTCCCATCTTGCAATGACAATGATTGCCTTTTCCATAATCAGAACGCTAGAGCAATCAGGCAGGATTATTATGCTGGCCTCTGGGAATCTCACTATAAGATTGAGGATTTAATAAAATGAACGCTGATCAATATGTTGAACATTGGGAGGGGCGGCAGGTTTGGACTCACCTAACCAGACCGAAACATCAAGCGCGCCTAGCAGAATGCGCCAAGCACCTCCGGGGCGAAACCTTCGCTGACATAGGGTGCGCTTATGGCCACTCCACCGCAATTATGGCGGGGACGAAGCCCGGCAAATGGTATGGCGTTGATTTCTCGCAAAAGGCTATTGACAAAGCCGGGGAACACACGGGGAAACGTGGCATCGATTTCATTTATGTGCCCGATTCGGCCTCACTGGGTATTGAGATGTATGATTCGGTCGTATGCTCGGAAGTCATCGAGCATGTCGAAAACGATAGGGCGTTCATCACGGACGTTATTAGCGCGGCACGGTTCAGGGCCATTTTCACAACGCCTAACAAAAGGGTCAACGATCCCGGCCACTTGCGCCTTTACAATCAGGCCATGCTGAAGGAGCTGTTCCATGGTTTCGCAACTCGGATTTTTCAATCCGGTCTCTTTTGGTTTATTATTGTGGAGAAATAGCACGATGTCAAGACCGCCCCTTAATCCAGTTATTGCAAAAGGCATTCTCTTTGAAGTTGCCGACATCCTCGAAGAATTTAACCTGCCGTTTTTCCTGATATGCGGGACCGCCTTGGGTGCCTACAGAGACAGGGGTTTTGTGCCGTCTGATAATGATATCGATCTTGGATATCTAATCGAAGACATGACGGGCAATATTGACGCCATTATTTCAGGATTTGAGAGCGCCGGGTTTGGAGTCTCACACGTTTTACGGGGGACAACTGATAAGCGTGAAACCCGCGCATTCTGTGTTGATAAAAGCGGCGTTCATGTGGATCTTGTTGGATGGTCTAAAAACCGCAATGATCGTTATATAATGGCATCCAGTAAAAACCGCGCATTAGTTCATCCCGCCAAGGTCATTGAAAACCCATCGCCGGTTATAATGTTTGGGCGCACCTTCATGATGCCCGCCCCCCATGAAACTTACCTGCACCATGAATACGGCCCCGATTTTATGATACCAAGGCCAGATTATCATAAAAGCTCATCGCGTATCTCTAACTATAAACCCGATGAAATCGATATCAAGTCATTGCTCAAGCGGGATGTCGGCAGCGCCCATCTTGACAAAATATATGGCGACAATGTGAACTATTATGCTTATTTCGATGACGCCGAAATGGTTGAAAAGGGATGGCGGCCTGTCGGCGACTGGATGGCCGCCAAGTGGGGAAATCGAAACAAGCGCGTGTCTATCCTAGACGTTGGTTGTGGGGTAGGGACGCCGCTCAGGGCTTTTGGTTTTGATTATTCATATCACGGCTTTGACGGATCGGCGTCGGCCATAAAGCGTGCGCGTGCGTTGTGGGCTGGAAATAACGCAACGTTTGAAGTGGCGCGGGTTGATGAATTCAAAACGGATAATCGGTTTGATATCGTCATTTTTGGCTCAATGGATTATTTGCTTATGGGCGGCGCGAGGGTTCAGTTTATTGAGCATTTCCTAGCCATGACCGGAGCGCCCTATTTTGTTTTTATGGATCTGGAGAAAAGAAAAACCGATGACTTGGCCGCGAAATATTCACGCCTATATATGCAATCGTTCTCAGTGGCCGTAGAAAACATTCCCGAAGTCAAAAAACACAGGAGGATAGAGATTTATGCAGCATGAACAACGAGTAATAATTCTTGGCACGTTTGATTTGTTTCACGTGGGACATTTACGCGCACTGCGATTCGCCAGCACTTTGGGAACATTTCTGGAGGTTGGTATTGAGTCCGATGATATGTGTATGGAGTCCAAAGGTCGATATCCTGTGATCAGTGAAGATCATAGAGCCGAAATTGTTCAGAACGTGAAAGGAGTCGATAGCGCGTTCATTTACCGCAACCATTTCTATGAGGGATTTATAGGCCCCAAAAATTATCAAGTATTAGCATGGAATGAAGCCAATGAAAAGCCGCGCCACTTAGCGTTTTTGGAATATTGCAGGCGAAGCGGAATTAAGATCGTTCCTATTCCACGAACGCCGGGAGTATCATCCACGGAAATCAAAGCCGACATCGCGCATAATTGCCGGTTTGCGGGGGCGTGTAATGTCTAATCAATGCCCAGAGCCAAAAAGGGTTTGTCCTCTTGATCCACATTTCTGGCGAGGTTATGGCGCAATGAATGAAAAGCTGGATCGTATTATCAAAAGTCAAGAAGCCATCCACGAAACGCTTGAAGATCATGGGCGTAGATTAGATACCCTGAATCATATCCGGTCACGCGGGGCCACGGCAGGAGCCACGGCAGGCGGCGCGATTCTTGTTATTACTGGCGTTTATTCCTTCTTCCGTTCAAAGTATCAATGGCTTCCGTAACCGAAAGGAACCTCTATGCAAGCGAGCGGTAAAAGATATATCATATACCCAAGTCGGCGCAATGTCATTAAGATTTGGAATATTGCCGATATTCATTTAGGAAATAGGGCGTGCGATAAAAAGCGGTTGGCGCGTGATATAAAGAAAGTCAAGGAAGACCCGTTTTCTTTTTGGATTGGGGGCGGCGACTATGCCGATTATATAACGCCCAATGATAAGCGCTGGGATGGCAACACGGTTGATTCTGAATTGTTAAAGGTATCAGACCTTGGGCGAATTGGCGAGGCGATGACCGAGAAGGTGGCGGCTCTATTTACCCCAATAAAAAATAAGTGCCTTGGGCTTGTTTTCGGAAATCATGAAGATAAATACATGAGTAACGAAAACCAGCAAGGCCTCCATCATAATCTATGCGCCAGCCTGGGTGTCCCTGATTTGGGTTATGCGGCATTTCTAGATGTTGTTTTTGTAAGATCACTTGTCGAGAAAAACCCCACCCTTTTATTTGACAAGAGCGTTGCGACGCGCGGACCTTGCTTCTCGCAACGAGTTTTTATTCATCATGGGGCTGGCGGGGCGACAACGCCAGGCGGGAAAATCAATCGCCTCATTAAATTCATGGATTCATTTGAGGCTGATATTTACATGATCGGGCACGTCCACGACCAACTTACAATAAAGCGCCCAATTCTAACAACAAATGAGGCGTGCGAACATATTCAAGAGCGCAACCGAATAGGTATGATATCTGGCGCTTACATTCGAACCTACACGCAAGACGTTGCTGGATATGGGGAAAAGAAAGGCTATGCGCCTGTCCCGCTCGGAGCGGTTTATGTTGAGGTGATTCCAGATAAAAAAGAAGTATACGCCAGGATTTAAACATGGCTAAAAAACCCAAAGTCTTTAACGCAATCACGCCGGGCGATCCTCTGGCCTTCGAGGATAAGCGCATCGATACGCTTGTCGGTCTGTATCATGGCTCAAAGAACCGCCTACGCAAGATTGCCACGGAAACGCCGACGCCAGCTGAACTATGGCGGGCCAATGCCCTGTTGAAACAAGTCGATGGTGAAATCGCTTTCCTGAATGAGAAGGCCGTGGAATTCTCCGGCAAGGCGGCGTCGGACAGTTACCGCGCCGGGTGGCGCGTGACAGACAAAGCAGCCAAGGCCCAGGGCGTAACCGAGGCTGCCAACTGGGGCGCACTAATCAATACGCGGGCCGTTAAAATTGTGGCCGATCAAATGGCGCAGGATCTCATAACGGCCAACCAGTCAATGAAGGGAACATTTACGCGATACATCCGCGCCACCCAACAGAAAATAATTTCTGAAAACGAAATTAACCGGATGATTGGCGAGGGCCTTATTAGTGGGGCAACACGCCGGGAAACATCGACGGCGTTTTATAAGCAACTGACCGCTCAAATGAAGGATGATAAATTCATTACCATTAAGGGCCGGAATTATGATCCAGAACATTATGCCGAATTGGTAGCCCGCACACGCACACGCGAAGCCGCGACCGAGGGGATGATCAACGGAGCACTGCAATGCGGGATGGACCTGATGCAGGTATCGGTCCACAGCCATCCGCGCCTTGACCCGTGCTCGCCGCACCAGGGGCGTGTTTATTCTATTTCGGGCACGCACCCGGACTTCCCGAAACTGGTTGAACGGCCCCCGTATCATTGCAATTGTCGCCATGTAATATCCGCGACCAACGAGGCGACCCTCAGACGTCGAGGCCAGTATGACGCCCTTGTCGAGTTGTCGGGGAATCAACCGAAAGACCCGACGAATCGTAAATCGCTTGAGGCCTGGGTGAAGGATGACAAGCCGAAGATGTTTGCCGATTCGCGCGAATATTATGAATATGTGCGAAAAGCAAAGGAAAACATGCCTCCCTCCGCCGTTTATATGCAAGCAGCAAGCGCCGGGGACGAGGCGAAGGCGAAAAAAATACTGGATAACGCATTGCAAGAGGCTGGGTTCCGGGCTGACGATGCAATTTATCATTTTTCACAAGCGAAAGACGCTCAAGAGTTAGCAACAAATATAGAAGAAGGCGAAGGCGGGGCTTTTTCGAACATCGGAATGTTCTTAACTAGAGAGGATGATTTCCAGGGGGCTTACGGCGGAAAGGGTGGCACGCGATTTAGCGTTGTTGTCAAGGATGGTAAATATTTTGTTCCGTCTGAAGTAGATACTCAAGACATAGCCGAGCAGTTCTTGAGGAGCAACCAAGGCAAGGACATTTTTGATCAAGCTTATGATGCGGCAGATGAGTTAGATTTAATAAAAAAAGTAGCCGAGGAAATGGACGCTGGAGAAATTATTGATATCAACGAGATACTTGAAAACGCCGATTTTACAGAATGGTTAGTAGATGAAGGCTATGATGGAGTTGATATAAATGGTGGGAATCTTATTATTTATGATCCTCTGAGTAATGTTAGATTTTCCGACCCCATCTTGAGGGATTCAGATGGGAATATTATATCTCTAGAAGACAGGGTGAGAAAACTATTTCCGTAACCAAGGAGAGCAAGACCCAATGACAATGAACGTTTACAACACGCACACAATATCGGTTACGCGCCAGACCTTTGACGAATGGGGCGAAGTCGATACTGAAACCACAACGGAGTATCAGGGCCGATATAAAGTCGGCAATCGCCTAATAACGAAAACCGACGGCCAAGAGGTTATGTCCACTGGGATGGTGAGTCTTGGCGTTGACGCCGATATCGAATTAGGCGATCGCGTAACGGTTGGCGGCGTCGAGAGGCAATTGATTACCATCAACCCACAAATGGGATTCAAACTTGAGGGCTATCAGGTTTATCTATCATGACAGCAAAATCCGGATTCGCATTAAACATCAGCCAATTTAACAAGACGCTCGCCAATGTTATTGAAAAGCAGATCCCCGCTAAGATCAAAAATGGATTGGAGCAAGCGGGCAATCTATGGCTAACCGATTCGGCCAATACCGTTCCGATGGTCGAATCTACACTGCGCGGGTCGGGGTCTGTGCATGTAAACGGCGAGCTGGTCGGGACATCGCCCGATACGGGCGCTGGGACGCCCAACACGGGCCCCGTCGATCATGGGACAACGCCAGAGGCCCTTGTCGGCTACAATTCGCCTTACGCCTCGTATCAGCATGAGGGTCAGCGGCGCGATGGAAGCCGTAAAGTCACACATTGGACCGAGGAGAATACGGGGCCGAAATTCCTTGAACGTCCTGGCGTGGAAAACGCAGACGAATATCTGCAAATCATCGCCGACGCCGTAGGATTCAAGGTAAAATAAACACAATGGCACAGCTCGAACAACTAATCGACCTTATTAAAACATTGATTTCCGGGCGGTTTTATGGTAGCGTTTTGGTGAAGTTCGAGGGTGGGCGAATCACCCTTGTCCGAAAAGAGGAGACGCTGAAGCTGGACGGCGAGTAAGGCCGTCACGACATAATTAACCGGTATCGAAACACTCGGGCCGGATGACTGAAAGCCAATAAGAAGGCGAGTAGGTTGTCCGGCCCTTTTTTATTGCCCAGGCTAAACATAACAAAATGATCCGATCCATCGCCCAACACATTGAAAACAATTCAACTCTGGTAATCGGGACCACCCTTTTTGTGGGGCATCGGCCCGATACTGCGGCAGCGAATTGCGTTTCATTGTTTGAGCGCGTGCCTGGACGCGCTAACCCGATGGTTCCGTCTGAAATACAAAAACCCATCCAATTATTGACCCGAAACGCAAGCTATACCGCCGGGTGGACCATCGCACAAGCGGGCTACTCGATATTTTTCGGGCGAGATCAAGCCGGGTTCGCTTTGCCGGTCATGACAAGCGGGGATTCGGAGTATTACGTTAATATTGCCACCGGTTCAGAACCGGCATTTATTGGCCGGGATGTCCATGGTAATTTCGAGTTTTCCTGTAATTTGATGCTCCGCATTAGCGAGCAATAAACCAGTTTATGAGGTAAATTAAAATGAGCGCACCCTTTGGCGATCTTGGCCCTTGCGATATATTGTTTAGCAATACGTCTCTTGGGGCAACTCACGCAACCAATTTCCAACACTCTGCCGACACCGCGCCGCACCACACGGCACAATACGGAACATCGCCCAAAGATGAATATTATGTCGGATCGTCTTGCACTGTAGTCACGCGAATGACCGAATCAACCATTGCCCAATTGGACGCAGTCCTTTCTAACGGAACAGTTTTGGGCAGTGAATTAATGATTGCGTCCAATGTTGGAACGTCCCTCCGTGATTCGGCGGGGCAATTGGTCCTTAAACCCTATTCGGGCGGAACAGCCTCGGTAGATGCGGCAACGTGGATCACTGTTTTTGTGGCCGCGCCACGGGTCGAATGGGATATTGTTTTCGACGCCGCAACAGATCGTGAATATCAGGTTTCGTTTACCGGGTTTCCTGCAACGTCTGTTCCGTCCGGGGAAACCTATACAGTCAATGACCTCTTTGCCATCGGTTACGGCGAGACCTCCTAAGACATACTGGCCGATGCTTTTTGCCTCCCCTCGAAAGGCGCGGCCAGTCCTGGCGACCGGGGTTTTCCTCCGCCCCGGTCGCCCTTTATAAATCCGGGGGATATTATCTATTGAGAGGAAAAACAGTAATGAAAACTTTTGATGCCGATTCTATGTATGAGCCGTTTTCTGTGACGCTTGGCGGGCAGACGTTCGAGGTGACAAGCGTTTCGCAAACAGCCATGGAGAAGCTGATCAATCTTGGCAAAGCCCCGGAGAGTGAGCGCGGCCTTTCAGCCATTGTAGCATTTCTGGCAATTGTATTCGGGGTTGAAGTAGAAGCATTGGCCGATGTGGATGCGCGCGGAATGCTGAAGGCGTTCACATACGTCAATGAACAAATAAACGGCAAGGGTGGTGATGGTGAGGAAAAAAACGTCGCCAGCGTCGAGGGGCAGCCTACGGATTAATTGCATCGGTTTTTCCGGGGCTTTTCTCTTATACGGACCTCACGGCGCTTGATGGCCGCGATTTGGAATTTTGGCAACAGAGGGCATATATTGAGCAGCGCATGGCGCAACTGAGAATGGCGAACGCTTGCAGGGTGGCACAATGCGAGGGGCGCGATTTCCAGAATTGGGTTTCGGGCGTGCGGCGGGATATCCTTATCATTGAGGGAACACTCACACAAGAGGAAATCTATCGGCGCAATCTCGATCACTTGAAACGGAAAGCCAATTATAAGACGGCGGGTAAAAAATAATGGCCTTTGAAGTTGGGGCAATCACCGGCAAGATCGTTCTCGATGATTCGCAATATAAGCGGGCGGCGAAATCCGTTGCTAATGCTAATGCCGCGATTGCGCAAACCTCAAAGACGGTCAACCAGGCGGTCGCTAAAACATCCTCTGCGCTCAACAATGAGGCGACGGCGGCAAATAAAGCGCGGGATGCGAATGGTAGGTTTGTCAAGGCTGGGGACGCGGCAGCGGTGGCCCTTGGCGACACTGGCGGGGCCGCAGAAGGCGCGACCGATGCCCTGGAAGATTATGGCGGCGCGGCGGATGATGCCATTGAAAGTAATGGAAATCTTTCCATGGCAACGGCCATGGTCGGTGCGGCGTTTATGGGTATGGGTGCGGCGGTCACGGCGGCCAATGGTTTGATGATCAAAATGGCAATGGACGCCGAAGAGACAGCCAACCTTTACGTCGTTTCGGTTGGCAAAATGAAAGCATCGACCGATGCGTGGATTGACAATCTTAATTCCAATCTTGGGCTCGCCCGCAGTGATTTGCAGAAAATGGTGGGCACGTTTAATGTGATGCTGAATTCCATGGGTCTTGTCCAAAGCAAAGCCAATGACATGGGAAAGACGCTCACGAAATTGGCCTATGATATGGCCTCATTCTACAATATCGAAGTAGAAGAGGCGTTCATGAAATTGCAGTCGGGCCTATCGGGGGAAATCGAACCACTGAAGCGGCTGGGTATTATTGTTAATGAAACTACGGCGAAAAATTGGGCCTTAACAACGGGCATGATTAAGCAGGGCGAGGTCATGGATGAGGTGCAAAAGGTGGCGGCTCGGTATGGCGTCATCTTGGCACAAACCTCACTGGCGCAGGGCGATCTTGAGCGCACGTTAGATTCGGCAACGAACCTGTTGCGCGTTACACAGGGCCGCATAAAGGACATGGCCGAAACGATAGGCGCTCAGCTTATCCCTGCCGTGTCGGGGGTTTTGAAAGTGCTTGGTGGTGCCCTGGAACAATTCCAAGCCATGATTGTCCAGAGTCCGCAACTGGCCGCCGGGATCGGCATGGCGTCGGTTGCGTTTGGAGCATTAGCACTAACGCTGGGGTCTGTGGCCGTCGCTTTCGGCGCGGCAACACTCGCGGCCACGGCCATGGGCATAGCCCTATTGCCACTTATAGCGAGCGTCGCCGGTGCCGTAGGCATTGTGGCCGGGATTTCCCTGCTGGTTGGCGTCTTATATTCATGGCGCGTCAATCAAAAGGCGTTAAGGGCCGAACTAGAGGAATCGTGGAAAGTTCACTCCAAGAATGTCGATAAAATCAGTGAACTGGAAGGCCAATATAACGCCCTCAAGGAAAACGAAGAGGAGACTGGTGAAACGTCTAAAGAGCTTCGCGGGGTTGTTGACAAGCTGACAGAAGCATACAAAAGGGCAGGCCTTACGCTAGATGACATAAATGGAAAGTATGGGGGGCTTTCCAGCAAGGCACGACAACTGGCGGAAGATGAGCTTAAGCACGAGCGTGCTGTTATAGGTATTGCCCTTGAGGGCATAGAAAAGGAATATTCCGCTTTATACAATAAGTTGGAAAAACCGGGTTTGTTTAAGGGTCCTATTCAGGGCAGAATGAAGGAGTTAGCCCAAAACGCCCAGCTTCTATCCGATAAATTGATCGTGATCCGCGAAGAGATAATAAAACTTCACGCACCCGGAGCTACGAAAATATCGAGCTTCTGGATTGGCCAAAGCCCTGAAGACGCGGCAAGGGAATTAGCGAATATAGAAGCCATTACTGATGTCATTGGCAAAAGGGATTCTGCCATACGCGCAGAACTGCGAACGATGAGGAAGTTACGCGAAACCGTTCACCTTTCGGCCAATGAAAATGTGAAGTGGTTAGAAAAAGAAAAGAAGTTCTTGATCGAATTGGGGGAATTGTCCAAGAAAGAAGCCAAGGAATTTACGCTGTCAGACGCAATCGGAAAAACAGACGCAGAATTGCGAGCATACAGGGATCAACTAATTGAACTAAGCAGGGATGCAAATACGACGGCAAACGAACTTGGGAAACTGGAGAAGCAAATCGAAGGGGTTAATGAGAAGCTAGGGGAATCGGTCAAGTCTCCCAAGATTAATATCAAGGCAATTTCCGAGATCATGAAGCCAGAGGATTTGATGAAAACCTATGGTATTGAATCGACCTCCGAATTGACAAAGAAAATCGCCGATCTCAATAAGGCCGCTATCGAACAGGCTGGCGACCCATACGCCCTCAAGCAAATTAATGCCGAATTGGATTCGCTGAATATCAAATTGGGCACAAACCTTTCGCTGACTGAAAAACTTAACCTTGCCGGGTTCGAGACAGATGAACAAATACAAAAACAAATCAGGGCCTACCAAGACCTGTTAGGAGAGGTCGAGGATAACGCGCGCGCGACCGAATATCTTTTGAGCCTACTTTCAGAAGCTCAGAACAAATTATCCGGTTCTGCCCCCATGACGTTTTTAGAGCAGATGAAAGCGGCGGGACTAGATATGCAGGGAGCGCTGGAAAGTGGATTCCAGAATCTCTTGGTGGACGGGTTCAATGGTAAATTAACATCGGCCAAGGAAGCGTTTAGGTCGTTCGCTCAAACCATCGTCCAACAAATGGCGCAGATTGCTGCGGCCAGGGTTGCGGCTGGTATTTTCGGCGCGATGTTTGGCGTGGGCGGTGGCGCTGCTGGTATGGCGGGCTTAATGGCCGGGTTATCTGGAAAAGATAATAGTTATGCCGACGGCATTGAATCCGTGCCTTATACCGGTGACTACAAATTGCATTCAGGCGAAAAGGTTGTTCCCGCCTATGACGCCCAAAAAACAAGCGATGCACAACCCATTATCATTAATAACTATGTGACAGATATCGCCATCGCACAGTCAATGGCGAGCAAGTCAGGTAAAAATGTTATAAACAACGTCATTGTGGCCAGCGCTCAAGGGAATCAACAGGTTAGGGGGATAATGCGAAATGCCTGAGTTTACGCTAGAATATACGACATGCGAAGAGACTCTAAGCCGGGCCGTTTTGACATCGTCGTCATTTGAGGACGGGAGCGAACAGCGGCGCGAACAACATGGACGCGATATATTGGGATTCCGCTTTACGTCCACGCGCTGTTCGTTAGTTCTTTACCAATCATACCGGACGTTCTACAAAACGCAGGGCGGCGAATTAGACGGGTTCACGTTCACAAGCCCATATGACGCGACCGTTTATAATGTCCGATTCAATGGCGAGCTCAGAGGGTCATTTAACTCCGGGCTTTTCGATTGCGAGTGGGCGTTCGTGGTTATAAACGAGGATGAGGCATAATGCGAGAGCCTTCAGCCAATTTCCTAACGGACAAAAACCTTGAAACGAATAAACCCATTTGGCTTTACCGGATCAACATCACAGATTCTCCCGCCAGTGGTGATGATGGGGATATCTATTTTGCCGAATACAACGAAGACGTTGCCTATTATGAGACAAATAGCAACGTCGTTACCGCTCGCACTTATTTGGCATTCCCAATATCTCATGGGGGCATTACTGAAAACACAGAAAACCGAATTGACACACTAGAAGTCAGCATCTCTAATGTATCAAGAGAAATCCAGGCATTCGTCGAGCTATATGATGGATTGCGCGGCAACAAAGTAACGCTGCGCCGTGTTTTTGCCACCCACCTGGCCGACTCATCGGCATACGTGGAAGATATCTATTACATTGATTCTGTAACGGCAACAGCCAAAACAATTTCGTTCAGATTAACGTCGCGCCTTGATGTTCTAAAGGTTTATATCCCCCGGCGTCGTGTTTTGCGTAACCATTGCCCATGGACCTACAAAGGGCAGGGATGTTGGATCGAAGACGATGCTGGGAATTTTACCGCACCGACAACGTTTAACGCCGATTTGACGAATCTCTATTATTCCGAATTTATCGGCACGGCATCTAATGCTGTTGTCGCTACAGAAACGTTCACAGCCGTTAGCGTTCCACTGTTCAATGCCGCGAATGATTCATTGCAATTTGATCTAAAGGTTTCAGATGTTTCTGGGCTTACGGCTGCTAGTCAAATCGAGGTTTCTAGTTCTACTAGCGCAGACACAGAGGAATATTATATCGCCGATATGACGAGCCTTGGCTTGGCTGATTCTACCTGGAAAACTATCACAATTCCATTTTCTACCATGACCGCAACGGGAGGCGCGTTCGACGAAACCGATATCAAGCGCATTCGCATTTATTCAAATGCCGATGAGCCTCTAAACATGGACTGGAAAAACGCCGGGATTGTTTGTGCGGCAAGTGGCCTCACTCATGTTCTTCACTCCGACGCGGTTTATTCGACCAATGATTATGCTTATTTGAAATTTGGCGCGAAAGACCTTGTGGGCTTGGACAAAACAACCGATTCGTTACTTTTAGATATGAAGGTAACCGGGACGATTTCGTCTTCGGGTTATATTGGAATATTGGATGATGCCCTCGACGTTTCAAACTCTTGGCGATTGACCGACCTTTCCGGCTATGGCATCACATCCGCGTGGAAAACAATCACGTTTTCATTGGCGGATTTCTCGGTAGTCGGCGAGGGTCTTGATACATCGAACGTGATGCGCGTCCATTGGTTCGATACGCCATCTGCCGGGTCGATCACGTATTACATCCGCAACGCGAAAATCAAGATTTTGCGGCCTTACACATTTGAAACGGACGCGGATGTCTGCGCCAAGACGCTCAAAGATTGCAGACGCCACAACAACGCCCTTCAGTTTGGAGGTTATCCCAATGTGCCATCAAAACGCATCTTCAGGGCCTAATAGAGCCGCCATAGCCGCCCAGAGGTATATCGGCATACCTTTTGCCCATAGAGGCCGTGACGGGGCCGGGATGGACTGTTACGGCCTGTTTCTGGCCATGATGCGAGACGTGGGAACGCCCGTGCCGGATTTTGAGTATATCGCCAACTGGGAAAAAGCCGGGGGCAATGTTTTGATGGAGAATTACTGGAAACATGGAGAGATCATTCAAAAGAAGGATCTGATCCCTGGGGATGCCATCCTTTTCAAGAATTCCCCGGTTATCAACCATCTAGGCGTTTACATCGGCGACGGCAGATTTGTCCATGCGGCAAAATGTGGCGTATCGATCTGCACGCTTGACCGCCAACCATATAATCGAATGGCGGCCATGTTTTGCCGGGTCAAGGGGGCCACGAAATGATCAAACTGAAAATCATCCCCAATATGTTTGATAGGGAAGGCCGGACGGAATCGGAGGTTTTGACAACTGGCGAGGGAACGCCGTTGCTTGACCTTATTGATGAGAAATATCGAAAAGGCGAATGGCGTCTTATCCATTCACGTGATGGCTATATCGCCCCGGAACAATGGGAATCCACGATTGTCTATAATGGCGACGAAATCATCATCACGCCCGTGGTAGAAGGGCCTGAAACGTGGTTACTTGTTGGAGCAATGATATTAGCAGCGGCCAGTGTTGGCGTGCCCGTTGGCGCGGTGTTCGTGATTGCCGGTATCGGCATGGTTGGATATGGGATGTATTCCATGATGCAACCCATCAAGCCCGCCTTCTCCGGTTCAGGTAATTTGTCAGATTCTCCAACATACGGCTGGGATGGCGTCCAAAACACGGCCAATGTCGGCGTGCCCGTTCCGATCATCTATGGCGAGCATCGTGTTGCCGGAAATTATATCAACCAATATTCAACGCGGGGGATTCCAAACGAGAATGAGGATGATGACGACGACACAACAAAAGAATATCAGCGCTCCTATCTGAATATCCTTATCGCCCTTGGTGAAGGCCCTGTCCAATCTATCGCGGGCATTACAACAGACACAGACGCAACTGTTACACCAGCAACCATTGGGGATAAGATAAAAATCAATGGGAATCCGATCAGCAATTTCGAGGGTTGCAAGGTTTACACGCGCATGGGGAATCAGGAACAAACGGTCATTCCTGGATTCGGCGACCTGCACAATTTGGTTGATTACAACGATGAATTGTTGAAGGACGATTCAAACATTTACACCACAACTGATATGGATGTTCAGGCGATTGTTTTACATTTCACGGCGTCCAGCATTATCAAGATGGAAACCGGGAGCGCAACCTGGAAACCCCAAACCATACAGGCGACGGTTGAATACAGGAAAAGCGGGATAGACGGGGAACCCTGGACTGAATGCCGGTATCATAAGGCTAAATATAAATATGGCGGCGGTGAGGGCGGGGATGGGAGTTTCCCAACAGTTTCGTTTGAGATTCACGCCAAAGAACAAAATGAATACCGATACGAATTCCGCATCGATGGCATTAGTGAAGATATTACGGATGGTCTCGCCCCCTACCAATATGATGTGCGTATAACCAAGATCTCGCCGGACAGCAACGAAGAGCGCAATGTTGATTTTTACTTGTCTGGCGTGGATGAAATCCGGTATGATGACCTCGCCTATCCTTACACGGCCCTTTTGGGCCTGAAGGTGTTGGCAACCAGCCAGATATCCGGTGCGCTCAATTCGGTGACAACCATGGTTCAGGGTCGCACTGTTGATTACTATGATGGGGCAACCTGGACCAACGTATACCCATCAGGCGATGGTGACACCTATCGCAATCCAATCTGGTGTCTGCACGATCTCTTGACCAATAGCCGATACGGCGTTGGCGATTATATTTCATCGGAACATATTTCGGCGGCTCACTGGAAGATCCAGGCCGATTATTGCGACGGCTTGGAAGCCGTGGAAGGTGGGAGCGACGAAACACGTTTCAGACTGGACCTTGTTATGGATAGTGACAGTTCGGCGACTGATTGGATCTCAACAATTTGCGCCTCATTCCTTTGTTTCCCGATTTGGACAGCCGGAGCGGTTATGCCCGTTATCGATAAACCTGAATCTCCCGTGCAGCTTATTTCAGCGGGCAACACCATTGCCGGATCATTTGTTGAGTCGTTTTCGTCTATCAACCAAAGCGCAAATGTTATTGAGATTCAGTTCGCCAATGAGGAAAACGACTATGAGCGAGAGACCATCCAGATCGAAAACGAGGTGGCCATGGTTGCGGGCGATCCCATCAGGAAGAAAACCATGTTCCTCGCGGGCGTTACGCGCCTAACACAAGCCGGGCGCGTTGGCCGGTATCTGTTGAATCTTTCGCGGTATTGCACTAGGTCAATTTCGTTTTCTGCCGGGATTGATCAAATCGCTTTGCAGGCCGGGGATGTTTTCGATTTTGCATCTAATATACCTCAATGGGGCGTTGGCAGCGGGCGTGTGAAAAGTGGGACGGCCAGCACGGTGAAACTCAAGGCCAACGTGACACTGGCGACATTGGCAAGCGGCGAAACCAATCTGATACGCATTCGCCACGCCGATGATTCTTATGAGGAGGCGACCATTTCATCCCCGGCAGGTGTTTATGCTGCAGGAAGCGATATTTCCATCGTTGGAACCTTCGACACAACCCCGGCGGCGTTTGATGTTTATACCGTCGGCACAACCCCCGCCAAGCCCTTCAGGGCCTTGGAAATCGCCAATGAGGAAGATGGGATTGTCAAGGTCACGGCACTTGAATACCATTCGGAAGTTTACGCCTATACCGGACAGGCCTTACCGCCAATCAACTATACGGCTTTGCCCGATCCGTTCAAGATCCCGGCCCAATGCGAAAACGTAAAGGCGACTAGCAAATCGGCTTATGATGTTACGATTTACGTTTCGTTTTCCGTGCCGGAACTGGACCTCGCCAACTATGGCGTATGGGATCGTGCAGAGATCCTGATGAGCACGGATGGGGGCTCGACCTATCGCAAGATTGGAGAGTCCGAAGGGGATATGTTTGCGGTTAAAAACCTTGCGCCGGGCGTGACCTACTATTTCAAAGCGGTATCAATTACCAAATGGGATATCAAAGCTAATGTCGATAACGCCACCGCCGCGTCAATTTTGGTTCAGCCGCCAGAGTTGCCGGTTGTCCGGGGTTTGCGTTTGACTGAATCGCCGGGCGGCAACGAGTTTGTAGGGCCGGATGCGACATTCCAATGGAATGATATTGAGCTTTATACGCTGGGGGCTTACGGGGCCGGTGAAGAGCCGTTTGGGGCGGGGTCGGGCGTCCAGCGCAATCCGTATATCTTAGGATACCGGGTCGAGATTCGCGGCACGTCCGATAATAAATGGGGCCGTGTTGAACACATCACCGATCCGACCTACACCTATTCTCTTGACAAAAACCGGGCCGATTTCGGAACGGCGCGACGTGATATCACCATCAAGGTTTGGGCTGAAGATATCTTCAACCAGATTTCAGTTTATCCGGCATGGATTGAGGTTAAGAATCCGGCCCCGGCGGCGTTAGGGAATATAACTGCTGTTACACAAACGTATATTGGAGTTGACGGTGATGGGAACCACATTAATAGTGCGGTATTCAACAAATCAGAAGAAATTGATGTTGATCGATATCTAATTCATGTTATTTACTGGGATGGAGGAACTTTTATCCCACGGCCTGATTTAGATGTATATATAAAAACTCCAAGCAATACACTTATTGTTTACCATGTTGCAGGGACAGAGTTTTCAATTAACGTTGCCGTAGCTGATACATTTGCAGACCCCGATATTGATTGGACGAATCCGGATCTGAATTGGTTATTCTAAGGAGTTTTGTGGCATGAGTCAATACACGGCAGGGACAGTCACGACAACACTAGGGTCCGGCATTGTCACCGG